CATCTAAGCTGTCCAGCCTATACTTATTCCAGCCAGGCTCTTTTTGAGAATTAGCAGCGTACCCTGTTGGAATATTCGGATTAAAAACAAGTAAGATTCTGCTGTTGCCTTGCAGGTTTCCTTCAATAGCGCTAAATATTGTTTCATTCACTCCCGATGCCTCAGTTATTATAAACATAGTATTTACAGCGTGAAAACCTGACCATGCTTCCGGCGTATTTTCATCTGCTTTGAACCCGGTAAGAAACCATTCTTTCTCATCGGTGCGAATATCATAACCAACTAATCTACCTGGCAAATACTTGGCTTTTCTAAAGAGCCGTGTAAATTCAGGTACCATAATATTTCCGACTTGCCTATCTGTAGGAGCCGTTAATGCTACTTTTGTATTCTCAATAAGGTTGCCCTTTTCATCCCATTTCGGAGTAAGGTAAAGGAAACAAATAGCAGCTACGGCACTCACAAAGTCTTTTCCCCTTGCTGTTCCGCTGGCTACCGACGTTCTTGAATTGTATTGACAGCTTGAAAGTATTGCCTGCTGTTCCGGATCTAAATTTACATGAAGCATTTCACGCGCAAATAGATTCCAGTCTTTGCTCCACGATATAAATTTAGATTTAACTTCATCATCTTTCATTTGAAGTTTCTTTTAGAAAATCCAAGAATCCTTTAACGGTAACTTCCGATTTATCCGGCTCTTTATTCCACTTTTCATGTTTTCTTTGTTTAAGCCAAAAAGCCATTGCTGCGGTATCCGGCGGTAATTCGGTTTCTGTCGTTACAACCTCTTCCCCGAATATTTCTCCCGTTTCTTTATTGCGAAGCTGTTTGGTTGTAGTGCTTTTTACCTTTAGCCCGATAGCTCTTTTAAATAAAGAACTTTCAACATAGAAGTTTAACGGTTTTCTTCCCTTTTTTAATGCTTCGGTAAGTTTCGGACGCAAGTTCTTTAATTCACTAAAATAAGTCTTATTATAGCCAATTTTTCCCGCAATCTGCATATCGTCAAGCCCATCTCTTGCCATTTCTTCAATCATGTTTAGATTGTCCTTATCGTCAAAGTCAAACTTTAGCCTGCTCATATAAATTCAATCATTTTACTTAATACTTCGCCTTTTACAAAACGTTCATCTTCGCTTATTCCTGCGCGCTTCATAAAAGCTACTTTATTTTTATAATTATCGAATGTTACCGAAAAATAAGGTTCACCCTCCCATTCACTTTCTAATTTTTCCTTGTATTTTTTCTTTTTTTCTTTTACGGCAGCTTTCCTTTCTTCTAACGGCCTTTGAGTTTCAATAATATCATTAATTGCATCAGATATTATTTCGGTTTCTCTTTCCATTTCCACTCCAATGATATTTAAGTCTATCTCATCTAAACCGGCTGCTTTGTAATCAATTTCAGAAAGAAGGTCTTTCATAATCTCTAAATCAAATTCACCTTGTACAGTGGAGGAGTTCATAAAAACATTCTGCTCTTTTTCTTCTTTGTCGGAAAGATTTATGATTTCTACCCTGATTTGATAATCTTTATTCTTTTCCAATGCATCCAATGCTTTTAACCTTTGGTGCCCTGAAACAAGATTTCCCGTTTGTTCATTCCAAACTATGCCTCCCATTAATCCACGCTCTTTGATGTTTTTCTTAATGGCCGCCAAAGCCTTATCGCTTATGAATCTTGGATTATAAGGAGCGTTCTTTATCTGGCTTCTTTTAATAACTCTATAATCAGTCTGGTACTTTGTTGTCGTATTCATATAAAATTCTTTCAGATAACGGAAACTATTTTAGTATTTTTCTTAAGTCATTGCGGTAGTGATCTCTTAAATATAGATAACAATCTAAATTAAAGCCAACGCCATTACTTCTTTTGTCTCCGTAATTTATTGGTTGAGGTAGCCGGTTTCTTTTTATATAACGTAAAACATCCGCCTTGCTCCAATTCGACAAAGGATAAACTTTATCCGTTTTACTTATCCCCTCAAGTTCATAACCATTTAGCGTAAGCCTTCTATTTAACCCATCGTCCTTTTTCCATCCATAAAATGTGTAACCACAATTTAATTTTATTCTTATCGCCTCATCAATATCTGAAAGAGTTGTTTTACGTTTAATATTCTTATTAGGTGTGCAATAAATACCGTTCTTATAAATTTGAGAAAGTCCGTAATGCGGAACTTGAGTAAACTTAATATTAAAATATTTGCCCTGGCTCCACTTTATATATTTCGTTATATGCTCTAAATCTTTAACAAAATACATAAACACACATTCGACCTGTTCAAATTTTTTAGCTAATAAATCGAGCAAAACAATAGAATCTTTGCCGCCGGAATAAAAAAGTATAACACGGTTCGTTTTTAGGCTAACCGTGTTAATTACATAGTTGGCGTGTTCAAAAGGATTAACCACTTGAAGCCGCGGCGCCTCTACGTGCTTTAATTTGGCGCGATGTTAAAATTTGACCTCTTCTACGTCTCATAACATTTGAATTTAAAAGTGAATAAAATACTTATAATAATTGCACCTCGCCTAAGCTGATTGCATAACTAATATCTTTTGAATTATTACTCCATTCGGCAACTGGAATCTTTTCACAAACCCCATTAAACCCAACCTTTATTCTTCTCGCACTTTTTGAATATCCATGCTGAAAAATTATATCATCATACCTTTTACCAATTAATCTTTTTGTCCAGAAGGGCTTAATTTCCCGATACTCTTCTTTTTTTTCACCAGAGGCGATCATATCAAACCAATTACCTTTTAAAATAAGAAATAGCGTCATATATATAATTATTATACTAAATATACTAATTATTTTAATAACTAAAAAATTTATTTTATACCAGCGAAGATAATGGCTATATAAGGTCTAAAAGTTATAAATTAGTAACATAATGAGTTTGGTTACTATTTTATGATCTCATCCATCGAAAGGATAACATCTGATTTAAAGTCATCATAAACATTAAGCCTTACAATTACTGTACTTATGCTTTGACTGATCCATGTGCGGTGAACCTTTAAAACCTTTGAAAGCTGGATGCATAATCTCCTTCTCATTTTTGTTTGACTAAGAGATATAAGATCCGGGTTATACAGTTTGATGATGATAGCAAGGAATACAAGCCTGAGATACACGTATTCCTTTTTTGTCCGTGTAGCTGAATTAATGGAAGCAATGCCTTTTAACTTGCAGAATTTTGTAAAAAGGTCGGGTATCTGAGTAATATCCTTTTTCAATGGTTTAATATCTTCAATACTTTTAAGAAGGCGCAAGGCAATTTCCGGACTTAACTGATGAGTCATGATGCCAATGTTTCGATAATCAAGGGATGATAATGTGGTCATAAGTAGTTGGGTCTTTACGTTTCTTTAATTTCAATATTGTATTTATCCTTTAATAATTTTCGCTTCATGATGTAAACTGGCAACTTTCGTGTCATTTCCGATTTTACATCCTCAATAATTTGCTTCCCGGTTTTTGCATCCCAATACACGAAGTCGGCCAGATATTCACATTTCCTTTCTGTTTCATTAGCTTCAATCAAGAGGAAAGGTTTTTGTAATTCCAGTAATCCTATCTCGCCGGCCTTTTTTAAAAGTTTTAATTCTATAAATCTTTTTGCCTCTTTTTCTGAATGAAAAACGATTCCATCTACTTCGCATTTATTATTCCCGTACTTTGATTTCTTTATCCTTTTCCCGGTGTCGGCAAAAAGATGATCATTCAGCCGTGAGCAGGAAGATTTTTTAAGAGATTCTATAGTGAAGGAAGTTTTCAAAACGGTAATTTTTTTTCTTTTAAAAAACCTTCGCGTTCCATTTTTTCACGAATGGCGGCTCTAACAAATTCAGATTTTCGTTTCATTTTTTGCAGTACATCTACTGTATCATCTGACAAACGGAAACGTAATATTTTTTTAAATGTTTTCATATAAAATGTCCTACATTATTGCGTATAATAATGAGTTATACCTCATTGCTACCTTTGCGTTTCTTTACAGCTTTTGGCAACCTTTTTAGAGCGGCATTAATTTCTTTCAGTTCCTCTTTGCTAAAATCTATCGGATTATTCCGGCTATTAAAGCCACGAATTTTAAACTTATGGCTTTTAATGTGAGGTAAGAAGTCTGCAAAGAAACTATCTGCTTTTATGTATTTCCAAATGCTCATTGTAAATATTTTGCGCCAATCCTTATAGGGGAAGAGTACTTAAATTTACCTTCTTTTATATTCCTGATTGCCTCAGTAAGCGTAAATCCAATCCAAATACCGTCAATTGTCCATCCTGCATCGGTAGCCCAATGTGAGGCATAAATAACAATTCCGTCATCAAAGTTATTTCTATACACCTCTCTTAATGCGTTTACTAATGGATGACCTGGCTTTTCCTTCACGTAAAAACTGATATAAGAGTGCCCCTTTTTCATAACCAATCCAATTTTGATACTGCATAAAAAAATTGCTCATATATAATATTAGTTGCTTTTTTATTGTATTTTTTTTCGATTCTTTTTATAATGCGAATCAACTCTTTATTCTTATTCATAAATTCTGTTGCTTGGATCATATTATATCGCTTCCAAATCTTTTCTTCTACCTGATATTTATATGATACTAAATGTTCCATATAGCTAAGTTACGGAAACTTTTTAGTTTCACAAAATTTATTTTTCAAGCTACCCGCAACGAGGTATAACATTCGGCTTTCTGATACGGGGCTGACGAATAAATTCTGAACATTTTTTCTCTAATCGGCTTTAGTGCTGGGTCGGCTGACGTTCACTGAATCCCCGCATCAGAAAGCCGCCGGACGTTATCGGTCAGCACTACCCGACTTTTAACGATAAATCTTAATTTGAAAATGTTTTTGAGTAGCCTTCCTTACTTCTCTTTTAGAAGCGTTTTTATTTGACTTTTTAAAATCAATAGCCCATTGCCTCATTTCTGTTAATTCATTTGCTGATGGAATGCGTAAATAATCAGGAACATCTTTGTTTGATAGGTCGTTGCTGTTTTTAACGGAAAGTGTTTCCATTTTCTTTTTTACAATTTCTTTTTTATCAAATGGATTTTTGAACGCTTCTGATAGCAATTCTGTAAAATTTCTTTCTTGCATTTTTTTATGATTTTTTGGTTAAAAATTCTTTTTCATCACCCTCATTATAAGGGTCAAGTTTCACGGCATAGCCAGAAGCTAATTGTATCTTCTTTAATGCATCCGTTGCCGTTTCAAACATATCTTTCATCATTGTTCTTGCTTCTGCGTTGAAAGGCATTGTTTGATTTGTTCTCATGGCTGTATTATCTTCTATGAAGGTTTCTAAAGCCATGTGAATTACTTTTACTTCTTTTGGTGTTAATGCGTTCATGTATTTTAAATTTTGACGTTACTAATTAATTGCCCGTGCCGAACCGATAACAATCGGTTTTGGGCAAGTGGGGCTGACCTGCAAATTATCAGCAGTAGAATCGCTATTTTGCTGCGGTTCAGGCTGACGTTCTTTAATGTTCTTTAGATTCATAATATTGATTTTTTGTTCGTTTACTATCACCAATGCAGTGACATTTGTTTTTATTTTACGTTTTGAATAATCCATCCAGCTCTTCCCGGATTCTACCTATCTGTTCACTTTTTTTATCTTCCTCCATCTCAAGCAATGATTTTTCCAGTTTCATAATATTGTAGAGCCGCTCTGCCTTTCCCAACAAATCCGGAATGTGTCCCGGAAATTCATTCTTCAACTGCTCAGCGATTACCTGTATCATCTCACGATCTTTCATAAAAAATATTAAAAAGGCATATCATCATCATTATCGGTTTCATAGTGACTTTTTACAGGAGGAAGGTCTTTTACTGATTTCCAGTTGGAGCTTCGTTCTCTGAATTTCATTTTAGGGCCATCAAAATCAAGTGGAATAATTAGGTTGGGTATCCCGTTTCTCCATTTTCTGATAACTATATCAGCCTGTCCTTCCGTTGAATTACCTTGTTCATCCTCTAAATGCCCACTCTTAAAATCTGAATGCAAAAACATTGCTACGTCGCTATCTTGTTCAACAGCGCCACTTTCGCGAAAATCAGAAAGCTGTGGATATCTTTCTTTACCTTTCCTTTTGTCAACTTCACGGTTTAACTGGGCTAAAATAATTAAAGGCACTTCCAGTTCTTTAGCTATAATCTTACAACCCCTGCTTATTTTTGCTACTTCATTTTCCCGGTTTCGGTTGCTTTGACTGTCACCTTCCACTAACTGCAGGTAGTCTAAAATCAAACAATCAAGCCGTCCCTTTTTATGTTTTAATTTATAAGCTTTAGCCCTGATCTCCGGAATATTCACTTCTGTTTTATCTGACACAGAAATTGGGAGCGTGGCAGTAACTTCGCTAATTCGTTTATAAAAGAACTGCCTTTGGTTTTCATCTTGAAATAACCCTCTGAAAATTTCAGTAAAAGGCATATCGGTATCAATTGCTGAAAAACGGGCGGCTATTTCGTTATTATTCATCTCTAATGAGATAAACCCTACCTGGTTACCGTTCCTTGCCATATTCATAGCCATTTGTCCTGCAAAAGCACTTTTACCCACTGATGGGCGTGCGCCAATTACAATCATTTGCCCTTTGAAGAACCCACCGTATAACCGGTCAATAGTTGGAAATCCGGTTAATAATCCTACTCCTTTTGTTTTTACCATTTCATCCTGATGCTTGTAAAGTCCGATCATCAGTTCATCCATATCTTTCCAGTCGCTGGTAAAATTTACACTGCTTAGTTCTGTTAGTTTTTGCTGAAGGCTGTAAATTTCTTTTCTTGAATTTTCACTTTTAGTTCCTGAACTGGTAAGCAAAATAATTTCCCGGTCAATCCACATTTGCTTTAAGATCACTGCGTAATATTCAATATTGGCGGTACCGGTTATCTTGCTGGTAAGTTTTGCCAAATAATGCCCTACGTTATCTCCTGAAAAAGTTTCTATCCGTTTTCTTCTAATGATAAAATCCATCATTGAAAGCATGGTTAACGGCATATTGTTTTCAAACATTTCAAACATAAAACAGTAAATCTGTTTATGATCATCTGTGTAAAAAGTTTGTTCTTCCAATAACCCAAAAATCCTCGAAAAAGCAGAATCCTCTAAAAGGCAGGCGCCTAATATTTCATTTTCCAGGAATGTTGAGTAATGAATATTTTTTATAAACATAAATTAGTATTGGTCGGCAGTTCGTAATGGTGGTGCTGAATTTTGCTCTCTGGCAGGCGTTCGGATGTTTTTATTTATTTTTTGGGTTTTTACCCAATTAATAAAATGCGAATGAACACTTTCAAGGTCCTGGTAATATTTTTTGCCGGTAAGATTTTGAATTTTAAAAACTTCCCATAATCTAACAATTTCATCTTTTGTCACATCCGTTTGTTGGGTTATTTTCATCAGTTCGATGGCAGAAGTTATTTTTTGTTCAGGAAGATTTTTTACATCTTCATTTTTAGGCATGGAAGGAAAATTATTTTCTTTTTTATTTTCTTTTATACTTTCCTTTATTTTACTTTCCTTTCCTTTAATAGTATTACCATCGTTTTTCGTTGGTAATACGTTCGTATTTTGCCATCTTTTACGAATGGATTCTTTTGCTTTTTCAGACTTTTCAGAACGCTTATCTATTCTACGTTTGGCGCTGTTAGACCAAAAATATTTTCCATCATTTTCAAACAAATCAAAATCATTAATAACACTCAAAACGGTTATTTCTTTCTCTCTTAAATCTCCAGCAATAGTTGGAATTTCAGAAAGAGGCAAAAACCCATTTTCTTCAAAAAGCATTTCAACGATTGACCAGTAAATTCCAATTCCTGATTGCCGGTGTTTTAATTTTACTTTTATTAATTTTCTGTCATTTCTCGCATTGAAATCATGTGAGAAATAAAAGGATTCTTTAGCCATATAACAATTAATTTTTTTTAAGATAGATACTAAAATCAGCCAGTTTATGATTTTCTAAAGCCTTAATACATTCCTGTAAAAATTCCCATTGCTCTTGATCTCTTTCACGGGTATCAAAATACACTTCATTAATTGCCTCAATTATTCCTGTCATAGTTGTATGCAATCTTTTTAAACGAAGCTTATCATATTCTTCATGCCGGTCATCTTCATACTCAGGCAGATCAATTAATTTATAAGCCTCACTCCCAGAAACGCGGAACATTTGCCACCCCGTTTCATCGTATATTCTTTGATCACGGATATGATCTTTCTTTTTATCATGAAATTCTTTTCCGTCAATTTCAAGCCCTATTTTTAAATAAGGATTTCCGAAATCAACACGATAATTTAAAACAGGATATTGAGGATATAATACAATGCCGAAATATCTTATTTCTTCCCAGGCGAACCATTCTATTGGAGTTAATATTTCCTTCCAATTAAAAGGGTAAGAATCCATCCAGAGCCTGTTATTTTGTTTTTGCAGGTAAATAATAAAAGGTTCAAATTCTTTGTAGTATTCTGCAATAATCTGATGCCTGGCATAATCGCTTTTTGCCTTAGCATATTTTTCTCTTTGATTAGAGAAAAAAGCTTTGTAAAATTTAGAAATATCCATAAAATAATTTTTAATTCAATATAAAAAATATAATACTTTTTACCTGTACCTTGGCTCAATCCACATAACTCCAAGCCATTCAAAAAAATCTTTTTCACTTATCCACACCGGAGGTTTTTCGCCATCCGGATTACTAACGATCCATGAAACGATCTTGCCTGCATTATCTCTTTTTGGATAACAATCACTCCTTCTTCTTAATCCGAGATAAGTACCTACCCAACCTAATTCAGTCCACCTGGCAGCAATTACCTTATGTGAATAATCTGCAGAGCCGGTACGGATCACCAGTTGCCGGTAATAATCTTCCTTGGTTGGCATAAAGAGATCCATCTTAATGTCTCCTTTTAAGATTACCTGCATGTACCGTCCATCCGTATTTCCTTTTACCGTTTCTTTTTTGATATAATCAATCACCGATTTAAAGCCTGGTACCGTTTGATAAATGCCGCCACCAAAAAGATCAGTAGGAACGAATTCTTTTTTAGGCAGGCAAACGATCTCTATATCCTTTACAAATTCTTTTCCCCTTCTGAGGCTTCCTGCCTTATGGATGATATCACAATTAGGCTGTAGAAGCTCAAATACCTTATCCGCAATTTTATTGGCGTATTGATAAGAGAAAGAGGGTGTTTCGGTTTTAGTCATAAAGTTTCTTTTAGGTTTTCTAAAAATCTGATTGCAGAAACAGCCGATTGTATTGCCGTTTTTCTTATTCTTTCAATCTGTAATTCCTGCAATTGTTTTGCTTCCGCTTTATCATATTTACGATCCAAACATGCCTGCATTAATTCTCCGGACTCTTTAGTTACGATTCCAGCCTGTGCGCAAACGTGATCAGGCCAGTTGGGCTGCAGTTTCTTTGCTGCTCGCAATTCAAGTTCTATGGCTTGCCAGATGTGGTTTCGTTTCATGCTGGAATTTTTATTTTATCAGCAATAAAATCAAAAAGTGTAGGAATACCGATTTTATATTCAGCGGCTTTTAAATGAACTGCTCCATCTAAAAAATATTGCGGGTTCAATTCATGTCCAATACCGTAACGTCCTTTTAATATTGCTCTTAGCGGAACAGTCATTAATCCGCCAAACGGATCATAAACAATATCTCCGGGATTACTCATTTGATCAATCACACGATCTCCAATATCAAATTGTAAAGGGCAGATATGCATTTCCTTACCCATGCTCCATTGGGTACCATTTAGCGTGAGCATGCGGGTAATATCTGTCCATACATCATCACTCCAGCTTTGTGGTTGCAGCAGCATAAAGCCGCTTGGGAGTTTACCCATCACCTCTAAATCTTCAGCAATTTTTACATGCTGTTCAAAATCATAAATTGTGTGAAGGCTATGTTCTTTGAAGTTTTGGAAAATAGCAGAATGATCCATTTCAGCTAATTCTTTTGGGTCCATTAACCTATCGCCTGAACTGCGAGCGTATCCATGTGCATCTATCTGCCAGCGTGAACGGGAATATCCGCTTCCTGGTACAATTGGAAGAGCATAATCTTCTTTTCTGTATTTTTGGGTTAAACCGTCTTTTTTTCTTTGAAGTGGTTTTGCTTTTTCTACAGGAAAGTCACTATAAGAATTACTTGTATCGGTAGGATCCTTTCTGAAGATTAATAAATACTCCGGCATTCCCACTCCCATTTTGCTTCCATCCTTGCATTGTTCAGTCCAGCCTAAACGATAAGTTTGATTATTTTCCCTTACCACATCAGTAACAATGGTTTTCATTCCCATATATCCGAAGCCATGTTTTTCATAATGAAGTACCGCATCAATATGTAAGTGATCAACGGTCTGGTACCCACGCCCTGTTAATCCGCTTGGAGTAATTCTATCCTTCACATGAATGCACATCAAACGGCCAGGCATCAGGCATTTTAAAAGATTTGGAGTTAAGTAATCCATTTGTGTCCAGAACTCTTTTTTATTCTCACTGTGCCCGAAATCAGCATAATTAGGAGAGTATTCATATTGATTTCCAAAAGGAATTGAAGTGAGGATTAAACCAACACTGTTTTCTTCCATATTTGCAGATTCAAGAACGTTATCATTGTTTACGATGTGGTAATTTTTACCCTTGATTTCAATTCTTTCAACGCCTATTTTCCGGGTTAAAATCTCTGCCATTGCAGAAACTGAAAGGCCATATTTTTTAATGATATCTGTCATTACTTTTACTTGTTTATTGTGATTATTCCATTTTTCTTCTAATCGTTTCCTGATCTGCCTTTCGGCTTCAGTATAAATAAGATCAATCCTTACACGATGTTTTTGCTGAAATCTGAGAATGCGGTGAATAGATTGGATGAAGTCATTGAACTTAAACCCGATGCCGGCATAGATGGCCCAATGGCAATAATATTGAAAGTTGCATCCGCTGCCTGCCATTACTGGTTTAGCTGCTAACTCCTGAAATTCACCATCTGAAAAACCGATGATTGCTTTTACTTTTGTTTCTTCATCCTGCGAGCCTGTTAATATCCTAATAGATGGAACAGCCTTTTTTATTGCGTCTCTTTCTTTATCCTGGTCATGCCAGATAAGCCGATGAGCTTCGGGATCTTCATTCCTTATTTCAAGTAGTTTTTCTACACGGGCGTTAATACTTTCCCTCTTTTCTTTAGAAGCACCCTGCAGTCCTATAGCATCGTCTTTTAATAATTTATACTGGCCATTCCATCCAATACCCCCGTCTGAATGATCAGAGGGTATCTCATGCCAGCGGATGTCAATTTCCGGCATATTATAATCAAGATCATCATCGGCATTTCCGGTTAAATCGGATGGCTTTGATACAAACAAGGCCCAGGATGCTACCCATAACCAGAACTCTTCTTCTTTGTGAGCATGAAGGGTAAGCTTATCCGCTTTGGTAGAATCTCTTTTGAAAAACCTGGTTTTTGCCTGGCTCACATCCATCACACCTAAAAAGTCGGCATAAGCAAGTAATTCTATGTATTCATTAGGCGAAGGAGTAGCAGTGGCCACAAACCGGTAAGGAACACATTCTGTTCCTCTTCGGTTTCCCATCGGGCCGGCATCACCAGTGAACAATCGCATGAATTCACGAAATGTTTTTGAACCACCCAAACCTCTCAAAACAGAGGCTTCGTCAAGTGAAGCAACCTGGAATAATCTCGGATCAAGTTTGCCGTCTCTAACGGTTTCATAATTGGTTAAATAAATTCCGGTTTCACCAGCTTCGGAAATATTCCTGATAAATTTTGGCGGTGTTTCCCAACCCAATATCTTTTTTGAATCCCTTATGAATTCCTGCCTTACACCCAGAGGGCAAATAATTAATCCTCTACCACCGGTTTTTAATAGAATGCATCTTACTGCTTCTAATTGGGTAACAGTTTTATGAAGTCCAAATGAAGCAAAACAAGCTCTTCTTCCACCGCGCACCATCCATTTTACCATTAGTTTGTTATGATCTTTCAAAGCAGGATTGATATCAGAATCATTGATCTCAAAGCCGCTATTTTGTGCTAACCTGACTTTACTTTTTAAAAAATCTTGATATTCCATTAAGCTGCTTTAGTTTTAAATAATTCCATTTGTAAATATTCATTCACCGGTATTCCTGTTTTTACTCTTATCAAATCCTGAAATATGCAATCGGTGCACCAATGGCCACAAAAAAATCTAAAGATGTCATTATCCACTTCTTTAAGTTTAAATCTCTTTGATGAGCTAGGATATTTATAATATTCTCCGATGAAATAATTCATGATTCAAGTGTTTTAATTAAGTGATTTTATACATTGTCCTACCAGCCATTCCATGGCCGGTGGAGTTACAGCGTTTCCTAATTGTTTTACCTGGTCTTTTGAAGAGCCAAGGACGGTATATGTGTTGTCGAAACCCATTCCTATTTGAACCTCATGAGCCTTGATTGTTCTGTAATAACAATCCTGTATGTCCGGAATCTTTTCTTTATCATAATAAGACAATGCAACCCGGTCAGTACCGGTAAAAGTTCCCACAGGTGATGTGATAGCAGAACAAACATCAGAGCTGCCATTGTAATAAGATAAATAAGAGGTTAATTTTTGAGGACTGAAAATGCCATGATATTCTTTTGTTGTAAAAGTGGAAATTGATTTTTCGATACCTCTGCTGGTGCTTTGTCCTTTATTTTCAACAATGAAAGGTGTCATTGGATTGAAACAAATTCCGGAAGTTTGCCTGGTTGATTGTGTAAGAAGTGAATCAAAAATGGTTCTTACATAAGACGAGTCAGACGCTTTGGTGTATTCATTTTTAATAATAAAAGGAGAGGCATTAAAATCGTATTCATTAAGCCAGAAACGTTTTCTTCCAACATCAATTCTTCTAAGAGTATTATCTACTATCTTAGGTTTTATATCGCCGATTCTTCTCCCAGGTATTGACCAATCAATGCAATTAAAAGCAGCATAATAATATGGTTTTACAACATCTCCATGAATCGGACAGCAATAAACATATTGCTTATTATACTTACCAAACTTTTCATCTTTCTTCTTCCACGATTGAATGGCATGAATATCTTTTTCGCACTTATGACAATAAGCCAAAGGAGTGAAATTTAAATCAGGAGCTTTATTTCCTTTCTTCCAAAAAACTACATACATCCTGTCCCTGCTTTGTGGCGTGGGATGACAAAACATAGAGTTTAAATAAACGCACTTATGTTGATACCCGAGAGAATACATTGCATGCAACCAGCTTTCAAACATTACCCATTTTCTGGCTTCCACTACGTTTTCAACTATAATTAAATTGTAGGAATGATATTCTGCAAATCTTGCTACGTCCCACATGGTCGCCCGGCTTCTTTCATCAGAAGGATCAATGATAGCCTTTGTAAATAACTCTGTTTGTTTTTTTGGTTTCTTTTTCCCATTTCCATTAGTGTGATTAGTGCATTCCGGACTGGTAATTAAAATATCAGTTGAACAATATCTTCGCGGATCGCTTGCTGAAATATCAGTACAATCATGATCGGTATCCGGGAAGTTGGTATTGTGCGTTTCAATGGCAAGTTTCCAATGATTTAAGGCAAGCTTTATCTCCACGCCACCACCAATACTTCTGCCGTAATTTCTTGCGCCTTGTGATGATCCACCGGCCCCGCAAAACTGGTCTGTGATTGTTATGTGTGATTTTTTCTTTGTCATTTTTCTTTACTTAATTTTTCAAGTATTCTTAATTTGTTCACTTTTGTAATACCAATTTGTTTCCAGCCGTTTACTTTAAAACAATAACCAGGGTTTTTACTTTTAATTTTGAAAGGATTTATATAAGTATAAAATCTTTCATTAGGCCATTTCTCCCTTGCAATGTTTTCAGCTTGCTTTAGTAATTCAGAAGAAAGGATGTTACTCTCATTTCTAAAAACCGAACAATTAATTCCCTGTTGTTTATCCATACTTCTAAATTTTCTCCAAACAAAAAGCGCATCATTATTTTTACCAATCAAAACCACTTTTTCTCCTGGGCCTACAAACAATTTTCGTTTTCTTCCATCTTTATAATTGTAGCAGCTGTAATGCTTTTCAAATAATTTAAGAGCAACCGTATTTCCATCTTTAACTTTTATCCAATAGATTTCATCATTAAATAATCTGTTACTCATTTATAATTTCTAATTTCCCTTCTAAAATTTGGTCTATGGCCGTTTCAATAGCTTCCCTTTGTGTAGGATTCAATAAGGCGATCTTTTCATTTATGGCCGGTATTGCAAGCACATCAGAATTAACCTCCTGCTTAATTCCTTCACGAACTTCTTCAGGCAAAAATGGATGAGTGGTTAAGTCAGTGTGAATCCATTTTATTTTATGGCTGTAACTCCTGAAGAGCTTTGCACCTTTGCTATCTGCATGCTCACGAATGAAATCTTCAAAGTGTTCCTGTGCAAGTTTTAAATGATGCACCGCGCTTACGATGTTGCTTCCTTTCATATTTTAATTTTAGAAAACAGGTTTATAAATTCATCAATCATATTTGTTTCAATTTCTTCTTCAGCGCCGGTAACCTGGTTCACGATGTTTCTTTTCTTTTCAATAATTTGATAGATATGTTCGTCAATGGTTTCATGGCCGAGGAAGTAATCACACTGCACAGAATTCTTTTGCCCGATGCGATGTGTGCGATCTTCGCATTGCTCACAATCTGCTGGATGCCACGGCAACTCAATAAAGGAAACCCTGGAAGAAGCTGTAAGGGTAATTCCTACGCCACCGCTCTTTATATTACAAACAATCACCTGCACCTTAGGATCATTCTGGAACCCGTCCACGGCCCTTTGCCGCTGGTCCATGCTGTCATCGCCGGTAATGGTTACGGTGCCGGGAATAGCTCTTTTTAATTCCTGAACGATTTCTTTATGCCAGGCAAATACAACGATCTTTTCTCCTGAATCAACCACTTCTTCAATGTGTTCTATCATTTGCTCAATCTTGCCGCGTGCGGATATTTTTTTCAGAATGCCAATCATTACCATTACTTCTCCGCGAAGGCTTTTTGTGATCTCAGCATCTGTTTTTGAAAGATTTTCTTTCAGGTAGGCTTTTAAATCATTCTCAGCTTTATTATATTCCGCTCTGGTACTGATATCGCATCTAACAATATTTCTCATTTTGTCAGGAAGGTCTGTAAGCACTTCTCTTTTTTCCCTGCGATAAAAACAATTCTTATGCATCAGGAAATTCAATTCTTTTAAATTGCTTGCCTGGTTGTAGCCCTGGCAATAACGATTCATAAATCCAGTGTAACCGCCAAATACCTGTAACCTATCAATTATGTGCAATTGTGGGATCAGGTCCATTGGCTTATTTACAACCGGCGTTCCTGTGAGTGCCAGCACATATTCTTTGCCTTTAGAAATACCCATTACAAACTTGGATTGCTGTGTTTTTCCGTCCTTGCAACGATGAACTTCATCTATGATTATTGCATCAAATAAATTAATAGTATCATTGAAATGAATATGATTAATCCGCAGCGGCATTTTGTTGCCATTTTTATCAAGATGGATATCTATTTTTTCAACAAAGAATTTCTTCAGGCTCTCATAATTGCAGATGAAATATTTGATCATGCCTACTTTGTAGAATTGCGGCCAGGTAGTTTTAACCCGGTCTTTTAAGATCAATGCTTTTTTGTAGGTCCATTTTTCTTCTATCTCGCGTTTCCAGTTTTCGCGCAAGGTGGCCGGACAAATAACCAAAATACATTTGCAGCCGGCACCTTCAACGGTTGCTATTGCTTGAATTGTTTTTCCAAGGCCAGGCTGATCCCCAACTATCAATTTCTTTTTATCGAGCGAATAAGCAACACCTTTGCTCTGGTAAGAAAACATTTCCATGCGTAAAGGAATATCAATCATCAAATCGGGGAGAGGGCTTATTTCTCCACTTACTGCTTCGGCGTTAAAAGCTTTTGGCTTATCGCCAAAGGTTGCGGCCCAGGATAACAATGCATTCCTTGAATGAGCGGGAACAAACCAAAACTTTTCTCCATGGCGGTTTCTAAAACCGGTTCCGGGAATTTGTTTTATAGCATCTACCAGCCATGGTTTGTATTCAAACCTTACTTCAAAGCCATTTGATATTTCGTTTATCTCAACCATTTTTTATTTTGATATTCTGATATTACTTTTTCTATTTGCCAAAAGAAGAATCCTGTTATTACAGATATTTGTTCGGATGTTGCTCCACTTCTCCAATATCCAATGATGGCAGCTTTCTCATATTTATTAAGTAAATACATATCATCCACCCTTTTCTTCAATAATTGTGGTGATTGGAAATTTAGATTCATTGGATAATTACAGCATTAACTTCCGGATCAAATTCTGCAATAACAATATCTCCGAGGATAACATTAAGAACTTTTTCACATCCAGTTTCAAACAATACTTTGTTTCCTGTTCATTTATTAATGCCTTCTTTACGGCATTAGCGGCGGCGTGTATGCCCTTTCCTTTGATGCAGCTATAAGTGTCGGTTGTAAATATGGAGACAAAAACAGGCTCTAAAACGTTCATTATTGCATGGTGAATAATGCGGTCAGGAAAATAAGGTAAGCGAAATATTTCGCGCTCCTTTGGCTCGTAAATTTTGAAGGTTGTATAAGCAGATGTTTTGTAAGTTCTATCAATAAGCATTTTATGAAGCATCAAAATATTTGCTTCGCGGTTTTTATCATGCAGCTTTATACCATACTGAAAACCCTTCCCTTTTCGGGCATTCATATCAGCCAGATGAAGATTATCCAGGCTGCAAATTTGTTGGTATAAATTGTTTAATCTTTTCATTGCCTTTGCTTCTAAAAGGTCGCTTTCATTTTACTTACCAGCGCCCTTTGTGTAGAAAGTTGTTTTTTGCCATGTGGCAAGGCCTGTACTGCATTAAAAAAAATCTTTGCTTAGGTGGACGCTGCAATTCGTATTCGTATTCCAGTTATCGTAATCGTTGTACGACAGGGCGGAACCTGAACCTGAACAACCGCAGCCATTACAGTACACAACCCTTTTTCTTTTATGCTTTCAAATACAGGTCTTCATATAATTTAATGAATTGCTTTCCTGCATATTTTGCCGTTTCCGAATCCCGATATGAAAGGCGGACGCCGCAACCCGTACCCGCATCCCAGCCATCGTAAACGCCGTACGACAGGGCGGAACCCGAAGGCTTACTTTTAGTGGCTTTCACTTCAAACCAGGGAAAGTATTTACGTTGGCTCATATCCGTGTAATCCGCTACCCAATCGCCATTTAAAACATCAGCTACAACGTTTAGTTTGTATTGAGCAATAACCGGCTTTTGATACTCTTCAGGTATCATAGATACATCCGGCATTTTTTTGGGGTCTAACCCTTTTACTTTAAAGGCTTCCTGCCATGTTTTGATTTTCTTTTGCATAATTTTTAATTGATTGATGGTTGATTGGTTAAATAAATTTGTTATAGATAGAGAGAAACTGCTTTCCTACATATTCAGCCGTTTCCGAATCCCGATATGAAAGGCGGACGCCGCAATTCGCATTCGTACCCCAGCAAGCGTAACCGCCGCACGACAGGGCGGAACCCGAACCCGAACGTTTGAAGTATGGATAGTATTTGTACTGACTGGTGTTGCTCAAATCAGCTATCCAATCGCCATTGAGCGACTTAGCAATGATGCACATTTGAGTAAAGCCGTTTATAGCTTCCTCAAGTTCACTTCCAGGGATTTTATAAGGCAAGATGTTGTAACGATCAATCCCCTGATCTTCGCAGGCATCTTCAAAGGTTTTAATACGGTCGGTAATTTTTTGATCATATTTTTTGATCTGTTCAACCTGCTGTTTTGTTAAAGTAATTTCTACTTCTCTGCCGTTAATGCTGATTTTTGTTTGCATACGTTTATTTTGAAAAAAGGTTACTTAAAAAGTCATTATTCTGCATCTTTTTCATCCTCATCTTCCAACTCTTCGCCAAACAATTCCAGTTGCTGCTCAGGCGCTCTTTTCCCATTAAAAAGATATTCTTCTACTTCATCTATGCAGGCAGAAACATCATCATACAGTTCGGAGAGAAATGGATATTCTGATCCTTCAAATTTTGTGAATGGACTAGGCAGATTAACTATGCCATATTTTCCATCTAAGTACCCGCTAATAGTCACCCCTTCGTTTTCATCATTTCCACCGATTGAAAATCCTCTGACACCAAATTTTTCATATTCAACTTGTTGAAATGCGGTGGAATTCTTTGGCGCTTTTTCCTGATCTGCAAGTATTGCCAAATGCCGGTGTAGCTTTTGAAAGGCAGTTTTTAAATCTTCATGAATTGGTACTGTGCAGGAAAGCTTGGTATCTTTTTTACTATGGCCTTGCAGCTCTTCCGTATATTCTACATTCAGAAAGAGACCATCTTTAATTGAAGCTTTTTTAATTTTTACAGGATTATGTTTTAATTGATTGGAAACGGCTTTCAGATGATTGGTGAATTTTTCAACATCGTTAACAACGATTTCGTTTCCTTTTACTGAGGATATTCCATTGCTTTTACTCATAAGAGATTATTTGTTTTTATGTTTTAAAAATTAAATTGAGTTTTCAAATTCTACTAACTGCTCATTGGGAGAAGGGATGTAAACGTTTAGAAATTCAGCGCTCCATTTGCAAACCGTTTCTATAAATTCATTGAATTCAGGAATCGTTAGTTTGGATGTGTGGCCTGCTATTTCTATCAGATCACCGGTTTGTTTATTTACAATATTTCTCTTTAAATGAACCTGTTTAATTACTTCGTGTGCATCATCATCATTTCTTACTTCATCATAACCGGCATCGTACAATCCGCGGCGAACCAAAGGCACCATTACGGACCAATAGTAGGCGTTCTGTGGCAGCGACCTTTTCCGGTAATCTTTGAAGGTTAACAGATGCTTTCCATCTTTCAACTGGTTGAACATTGCTTTTAGTTCTGGCATGTTTACAATCTTCCGGTTATTAATATTGATGATCAGTTCACGCATGTTGCAATTGGTTTGATATTTCCAAAAAGATACCAGTAGCGAAAAGCCAATTCCTGGTATTTTGCACGTCCGCTGTTATATAATTCTGATCCACGTTTCACCGGCACTTTAAATATTTTGTGATTCACTTTGCTTATGCCGATGAATATGAAATTGGATTTGTTTTCTATGTCCATATAGAAAGCCGCCTGTCGATCGTAATTGTAATGATGGATGGATTGCTCAAAAGCCTTTTGAGAAGTGCATGCAGTAGTTTTTAAATCTCCGGATAAATCAATCTTTGGTGCAAAAAAATCCCATTTGCAACGAACGTCTAAATCGAAATCAAATCCATTATATTGAATAGGCCAATCCTTTCTGATGCTCACTTTCTGCATCTCACATTGATTGGACAATGACCTGCAGAATGGATCCGCAAAAAATACTTTCTTCATTTTAATGGCCGTATCAAATTCCTCTTTTTGGAATTGGGTACCGCAAACAGTCAGGTTGTAATAATTCACCTGCTCCGGCTCTGTGATCATTGCATCCAAAAGACTTCCAAACCGGAAAGCCGCTTCCAGGTCAATCACAATTTGCTGTGGAAGCCAATACTTTTCCAGCCAGCCCAATTCTGAATTGGAAACTTCCGGACGTGAATAATATGGATCAACGATTATTGACATTTATAAAATGTGTGTTTTGGGAATTCCAAATTTTGTTTCCATTTCAATTATTCTATCCATACGATCTTTGCCAGGTAAAGAGGTTTCGTTTATATTCTTCACCATTTTTAAAACATCTTCTATTAAATATTTAATGTTTTGATTAACTCCACAAATTGCATTTGCTCTTTCTTCATCTGCCTTATTAGGACATAGGGACGAAACAATTCTTTCAGAAACTTTGTATGTTGATTCCATTAATCATGATTTTAAATACTGAATTGATTTTATTCTTGTTCAATTATCCAGAGATCTTCTTTCGCCTCAAATTTTCTTTGTTCCTCCTGGATCAGGATTTCTTCATCCAAATAGGTATCTGATTCAGAAGCTACATTTCCGTAATTCTCCATCTGCCAGGTTATGTATGCTTCACTCATGATTCGGTTGCTTTTTTATATTTCCAATAAAATCCGTAACACTTATATCCATCACGAATAGCTTGTTGTGGATATCCACTAATTTTTTTACCTAAAAATCTTAAAGCGTCATTCATTGAATCAAACGAATGAATAATCTCACCGGAGTCATTTAATAATTCCACAGCTAACTTTTTATGATTCCCACGGCCATTTAAATATGTATGAAGATTATTTTCAGAAGGAGTTGCCCATTCAAGATTTTCAACATTATTGTTAGTTCTTATAAAATCAATATGATTGACATCTCTTTTATTATCAGGGTTACTTAGAAAAGCCAAAGCAACAAGCCTGTGAACCAATTGCATTTTACTCTTTGTGGCTTTTTGTAAATTAACTTGTAAATAGCCGCGACTATCTAAAGCCGGATTTAATACAGTTCCCTTCTGAACTCTGGAACCATTTGATCTTGCTCCAACGACTCTATCCAAGCCCCTGACGTTTCCAAAACTTGAAACCTCATAATAATTTTCATAGCCTCGAATAGGCAACCATACTTCAATAGTCATTTTGTTTTCCGATTTACTGCTTTAAATGTTTCTTCATATTTTAAAAACTTGCTATCAATGAATTGACCCTCTTTATGAGCAACCTTTTCACAATAAGCCTTCATCTGATCTAATTTGGTATTACCTAACTTATCGAGAGGATAATTTTTCCCTTCTTTATCAAAGAACAGGGCAAATATTTGAGTATAACCTACAGGGTGAAGCACATTAATTTCATAACCCTGCCTTGATTCAGGAGCAGGTGCAGATTCAGCCATGGCAGCTTCCTGTTCAAACATTACCATTGTTTGTTCGCCTTGCTTTTTTACTTCTGCTTCCAAATCTGATTTACGTTTTTGTTCTTCCGCTTCCGCTTTCATTTTGTCGGATTCTTCCTGTTCCCGGCGCCTCTGTTCTGCAGCAGCAGCATCCTGCTTTTTCTTCATTTCTGCCTGGCGTTCCTGCTCTTTTTGTCTTTCAATAGCAGCTTCAGCTTCCAGGCGCTTCTTTTCTTTTGCATTGGCATTAACAATCTCTGCCTGCCTTTTTTCTTCGGCAATCCTGTCAGCTTCTGCCTGAGCTTTCGCTTCATCATCCAGCCTTTTTTGTTCCTGCAATTCTGACAATTTTGAAGGAAGTTTATCAACCAACTCATCTTTAAGAAGGTTCATTTCGGAGAGAAAAACTTCTTCTAATTGTGATTCATTTACTATAATAACCGCATCAGCAAATGATTTTAATTCAGCATCAGAATGATATTTGACAGTAATTGAAGTATAAGGCCCTTCGTGTTTGAATTGAAAAGAAAATGTCAACTCTTTTAACTTGCCAGATAATACGTCAAACTTTTCAAGTGGGATAGCATTGAAACCGCTTTGCATTTTGGTTTTTCTTTCAAGCAAATACTGAGTGAATTGTTCTTTATAATTTGCTTCCATCTGGTATTTGATATCAATCGCCTCACTTGCTTTGGCCGCTTCCAATTCAGCCTGTTTTCTTTTGCGTTCCTGTTCAGCGGCCACCTCCTTTGCATACTGATCACGATGGCCTTGTATCTGGGAAGGAATGGTTCCTGCTTTCTTTACGTCCAAATCATTTTCCACCTCAGTAAACATTTTCTTCAACTGGTCCATGATCTGTGTAACACCGGCGCGGCTTTCCTTCATTGATTTATTGGCAGCGCTTACATTCGCCAGGTATTTATTAGCACGCTCATCGGCTTCCGGACTCATACCTTCTTCCTGAATTGTAGCAAGAATATTCCTTCCAACAGCGATCGCTTTTTCTTTTCTGTTTTGATTGGCCATTAATATTTCCGGACCTGTTTTTAAAACCTCTAAGGAGTTTTCAATAATGGTGACCTGGTTATTTTCTATTACTGTTTCCATTTTATAAAAAGTTGATTGGTTAAAAATTAAAATTCATCATCCTCATAAGTGATGCTTGCAGAAGGTTGTTTCTTTGGTTCTTCTGTAAATGATTCATCATTCAATTGATCTACCTGTCTTTCAATGGTGTTTCCTTCCGGAGCATTCACGGAAGGCATGCTACCGTTTAAGCCATAATCAATTTTAGGAGTAGTTTCTGCATCTTCATCCACGATATTGCTATGCAGTTGGGAAAATTCTCCCATCCTCATTTTTGGATAAGAACGAAACGCATGTTTCAAGGTTTTTGCCTGGATCATTCCTGGCAATCCATCAGTCCAGGCCTTTGAATTAGGGTCCTTGCTGAACTTTCTCAACTTCTGTATTTCTTCAATACTCAATACTTTGTAATCAGCGGATCCATCATTGCGCTCAATACGGAGATAACAAGCAATAATATTATCAGTCTGGCGTGGGAAGGTGGCCACATGTTCAAGAAATACTGATCCGTTTTTAGTCCCATGCTGAAAATGATCACCTTCATAAACAAGAATTGGATTGTCAGCATATTTTATTTGGCGCTGCTGTACCCTCATGTGCAATTCTCCGTAACCACTAATCATTAGCGTGGCTCTTTTCTCCCACTTAGGCGCTGTTTTGGTTCCTACATTAGTATTAAAAGAAACCACGTAGGCGTGCTTCATAGAAGGATCAAATGATAATCCGTTCACGGCCATGTCAAGGAAGCATCCATAAAGAGATAATTTACTGCATGCCTGTAAATCTGCTTTATCCTGAATCAGTTTCATGAAGTGAAATTTTTCCGCTTCATACTTTGCGATTGCTCTTTCAGCGTCGCCACCATTCATGATTGTATAGATGTGTTTGAATCTATCGGCCACTTCCGGCAGGTTGGCCAGTTGGGCCGGAGAAGTCTGTTCAATCTTTTGAACAATACTTAATTTTCCATTTGTTTCCATAACTTTGATTTTTATTATTATTTCCGAATTAATTTTTTAAGAAGGTACCGGCTCCAACCGGTACCTTTTTGATTACTGACTTTCAACCACTACTCATCAACCGGTTCTCCTGAACCTTCAATTGTCGTTTCCGGAGGAGTAGAAGTACCTGCAGTTTCTTCTTCGTCATTTTCATCGCCTGGATCTCTGAAAGAGATGTTTTGTTTTTTCATGTTTTTTGTTTTTGGTTAAGAAAAAAGATTTAAAATTTTTATTTTGATACTGATTTTGTTTTTAAAATAAGCACCGCCGGATGAAGATCCACGGTGGGTCTCTTTTGATTTAATACACCTAAAACATTATGTGAAAACCTATTGTCGCTTCCATTGATTTATTGACTAACATCGCTTCAGCATACAGCGCCCCATATTCGCTTATAATACTTGTCTGGTACTTTAACGAGTATCCGAAATAGCTCCCGTTATTCTCAGGGTTATCACTGTTGCACAGATTATAGAAGTATCCGGCAGATGCTATGAGATTGCTTCCTGCGATATTGTATCCCAGCTTACCTCCGAAATAATTAGGCGAATTAACCGTCCTGGTTAATGTTGGCTGCATCATCACTTCTGCAACTATATTGCTCACCTGGTACCCAACTCCTATTTTCACCACCGGCGATATAGCTTTTGTTATTCCCTTTTCACCGGATTGATTGAACCTTGCCGCGCCGCCGCCGAGATCTATGTGAGCCTGGCCATGCGAAAAAAGAGGCAAGAATAGTAGTAATAATGCGATTTTTTTCATTTGTGGTAAGCGTTTCATGACTTTTTAAAAATTTCTTGTGGCAGGTTGGTTTTTCAAATAATATCTGTGCCTGGACCTTCCGGGCTATATATAATTCATTGGTCATTGTTCTAACATTTGGTCACCGGTTAATTCTACTGAATCCTCCTGTTCTTTCTCCACATATTTGATGACTGTTTTTTTGTAGGCGATCCAGGCGACGATTACTACGCCTATAAGAAAAAACAGGGCGATTACAATTTTCTGCTTCAGCATTAGTTTGTGGTTTTTTGAGATTATATAATTCACTTCTTAAAAATCGTTTTGCTTTTGTAGTGGTAGCATTAGCAAGCCTTTCGCTGTAATGCTTCAATTGAAATTCCTTTAGTTCTGAGGGTGTTAGTAAAAGAATGTTCATGATAAAATACTGTTACGTGATAAGGTAGGTATCTCAAATATTTCTTTTTCCAGGGCCTCCAGTTTCTTCTGATCTTCAAAATTCTGTATAGCCAATTTTTCAACAGTGAATTGCAACCGGTTGGCTTCCCTGTTGTGAAAACTAAATTCATCCTTTAATTTGACCAGGCTTTCCGTTCTCTGTTTTATAACAGAGGCCAAAAGGTCTCTTCGCTTTGTAATATTTTCGTTATTTTGCATTCTGGATTAAGTTTTAGATCGTTTAAAATTTAATTCCTGGCTACTGGTCGTGCAGTAGCTTTTTTATTTAATTCTTTCTGTAAAAGAGCGCCTGCCATTTTCTTCAGCCTGGCCTTTTTTCTTTTTGCCAGGAACTTTGCCACCACCTGTGGATCAATTGTTTTTTTACAGCGTCCGGTGGAAACCGGCTGCTGCTCTTTCTCTATTAGCCTGTCGGCTTTTTCCATCAGCACCTGGGCCATGGCCTTGATGCTTAATAATTCATTATATCTTATCTCTGAACTGGTCATTTTAGGCTAACTGTAATTGGCTTTCGGCAAATAATTCTTTTACATGCTCTTCGGCTTTGTCATCTATCTTTTTCATGCCGCCTAATAGTTCGAGCACCGGCTTTATTTCCGTGCCTTCATATTCCACGCTGTCAATATCAGCGTTGTATTTACCGTCCTCAAAACAGCCATAGCCTTCCACCGTTAGGTATCCGCAATTGATACCTTCCTGGTTTACCGGCATTTCAAACCGGAAATGGATCGTGTTGTGTTTGCATTTTCTGGTCATGATTTTAAATTTTATTTTTATTAAAAAAAAGGGCACTATCGTAGCCTTCACGCCTGCGGAAAACCTTGCAGGGG